GTTTGTCATGAAACATTTTTAAACTGCGCTAGGACTTCTCTTAAAAATGTTTCATGACTAACAACCGCAATATACTTTTCAGGTCTAGCTAAAACATATTTAATAAATGCTTTTGCGCGCAACTCTAAATCATCTGGTGTATTATATAACATATCTTTATTACTAATAATTTCTGAAAAATCTACAGACGGATATAAATATTTTAGATGAGTGACATCCTTTCTATTATTGACAGGATGTCTATCATATCGCTCTCTGATATCCTCATGTGCGATAATAGGAATACAATGCTGTTTAAATAGAATAGATGAAGTATGTAGCGTTCTTACAAGTGGAGATGTAAAAACTACTTCAAATGGAATAAAGTCCATACTAATTGCGAGCTTCTCTGCTTGAGAAATACCATTCAATGTTATGTCTGCGTCTCTAAAACTAGGTGATTCATATGCGGATTCTCCATATATGTTATATGCGACATTGTGCTCTGCTTCTGCGTGCCGAATGAAGTAAATTAATTTAGTCATTCGGTATCCAATTTTATTATTTTAACGCTGTAAATCTTTAGATAGTCTGATAAAATTGATTATTGGAAATTATAAGTAATGATATGGAATGGACGCAATAGGAGAAGCTTTGAATAAAAGTATAAGTAATATTTATGAAGTACAGGCATTACAAGTATTTATTGAGACAGTTATTGTAATTGTAGTTGCGTATATATTATATAAATTGGTAGTAATACTAAAAATTTATATGTATAAAAGAAAAAGGTCTAGAAGTATATCTGATGCTGATAGGAATATGCCGCAGGCCACTTTGAGTATGGTCTAATATTCATTATCAGTTATTGTATAAACGTACATTTTTTACTGCAAAATACTTCATCAAATGATAGAAATACTTTAATACTTTGGACGAACATCAGAACAGATAGCGCCCATAGTAGAGGCCAAGGGATTTCATTTCTCACTATAAGAATACCTTCATTATCATATACTTTATCATCGTCACTTTCCTCCTCTTCCTCCTCTTCTTCTCCTTCTCCTCCTTCTTCTCCCTCTTCTCCTTCTTCTCCCTCTTCTTCTCCTTCTCCTTCTCCTTCTTCCTGCTCCTCTTCCTGCTCCTCTTCCTCCTCTTCACACCCATCACAGCCCTCTTCACATCCATCACACTCCTCTTCGGAACCATCGCGCCCCTCTTTTCCATCCTCCTTTGCTACAGTTTCAGAATCCTCCTCTGCTTTCTCTACACTCTCATCTTCTTCCTCTACTTTTGGTAGCGGCTCATTGAGCTCCTCCTTTACAGTCTTCTTCCTTCCCCTCTTCGGCTTCTCGTCATTAGTAGCTACTGCCTTCTTCCGCCCCTTCTTTTGCGGTGCGGTCGTTTCTGCTAGTTCAGTTTCTACATTAGTCCCCTCATTTGCCATATTTGTTTTAATTTAACATATTTAATAATCTTTTAAGTTCTTCACGATAAAATTTGAGAATTAAATCTAGCGATGTAAAAGGTTTGACAAATGAATATCACTATTTCAGGAAACCACAATAAAAGCCCTATTAATACCAAAAAATATACCATTCACAAGGTTCTTCGACCAGAATATAAGCTTCATGTTGGTTCCGAGTGTAATGACGGGCGACCAATTACAGAATCATGGCGCTATAAACAAGCCCTTAAACTAGGTATTCCAATTGTTAGAAAACAACCACAAGTAGCTAAGACAGTCACTGGTGTCTCTAAAGAGATGTTTGTTGATAAATATGCTCCCAAGAGTGTTTCAGATATTATAGGCCACAAAGAACAAATCAAACAAATAACTGAGTGGCTTCAAAGTTGGGATGGCGTGACAACGCAGTATCCTGATAAGCGCGGCATTCTTATAACTGGTCCGCCAGGTATCGGTAAAACTACTTGTGCGCATTTAATCGCTTCAGCATGCGGCTACAAAGTGAAAGAATACAATGCCTCAGATACGCGTTCTATATCGGCACTGAAGGGTATGATTGCTTTGGGTATTCGCCGTCTTATTAAAGAAGTAATTGTAATGGACGAAATTGATGGCTTATCCGAACGTGGTGGTGTTGGAGAGATTGCGACCATACTTAAGAAAACCTCTGTACCCATTATTTGTATAGCCAATGACAAACCGCCTAAGTTAAGGCCAATTATAAATGCATGCCTTGATATTAAGTTTAATCGCCCTGTTAAATCTACTATCGCAACAACACTTCTGAAAATTGCTAAGAAGGAGGGTATTGATATCACATCAGCAGCCTTAGAGACCTTGTGTGAAAAAAGCGGGAATGATATTCGGTCAATTCTTAATAATCTTGAGTTTTATGGTTCTGATATACCTGATTCTTCAAAAGATGCTAATCTTCGTCTTAATCTATTCTCTGCTACTCAACGCCTTATTGGCAACAAAAAACTATCGCTAGATGATGCCGCTGATCTTGTATTTGTTGATTATGGTATGATTCCCTTAATGGTCCAAGAAGCATACATAGCATCAAGTAAGCATTCACTTGACGATGTAGTTACAGCGTCTGAATTCATTTCAACTGCCGATTTGATGGATAAGTATATTCATCAGAAGCAGGATTGGAACTTGTTACCGCATTATGTACAAAATGTGGCGGCGGCGGCAAAGTCAGTTTCAGGTCCCACACCATTTCAAATCTTTCCCCAGTGGCTTGGCAAAAACTCAAAAAGGCTAAAACATCGGCGGTATATGGATGATTTATCCTCTAAAGTTAATTGCTCTAATGCTGACTTCCGCTTAGATTATGCGGATTCTGTATACCAGATTCTTCTTTTACCGCTTATTGATAATGGCGCAAATATTAAGAATACCATTAAAACTATGGATAGTCTAAGGTTGACACGCGATGATCTTATTAATCTACAAGAAGTACTTATAGTTCCAATTGAAATCCCTACTAAAACTAAAACAGCTTTCACTAGGGAGTACAATAAAACACATCCTGATATTAAAAATACACAGAAAAAAATTAAGAAACTAAGTGCTACTATGGAGGAATTAGAAGAGGAATTGGATGATGAATTAGAGGAAGAAGAGGAATCAGAAGAAAAGGAAGAGAACTATATAGAAATTATTTAGTCCATAATTCATCCGCTAGCCCATATTTCAGACATTTATCTGGATTTAACCATAAATCATGATTTAGCAATTCAGTTAACTCCTTATCTGGTATACTACAATGTTCACGATACAAATCTTTTATTTTTTTAGTTATCTCTTTTAAATTCTTAAATTCATCTTCAATTTCACTCATTTTTCCTGTACATCCCGATGATAGTTGATGTATTAACATATATGAAGTAGGCGTAATATATCTCTTTTTACCAACAATACTTATTAATGTTCCAGCTGAAGCAGTGGCACCCTCAACAATAGTATGGATTGGAACGCGACACGACTTAATAACATCAATGGCACTGAAAGCAGCAAAAATACTGCCGCCGAATGAATTAATGTGGAGATATATTGGTATTTCCGGTATATTCCTTTGAAATGCGAATAAATAACACTCTTTCTCGGCTTCACGTATAAGATGTACTAGTTTACAGATTGTCTTTTTACTAACCTCCTTGTGAAAATATATATGATTATTTGAGCGGCTGATTAGATCTACCTCACTAGATTTTGATGCCTTGTCGCCATTTGACTTATCATCGTCGCTTGATGTATCACTATTACTGTCTTTAATGGCTATTACTTTAATCTTCTTTTTACCTTGATATATATCATCTGATTTACGTTTTAACAAATTCATCTATTATAACGTAATTATATATATCTTTAGATTCCATTATATTATTTTATGATATTAGATGGCTTCATTTGCTGCTGGGCCTCCTGAAGGCTTGGAAATAACAGAAGAAATGCCAGTTAAAGATATAGCCAATAAAGTTTATGAATACTGGAAAGAATGTGGAGGTGGCAATATTAAGTTTATTATGTATGTTTTAAAACATCTGAAACCAATTCTATTAACAGATGGGCTACCTAATAAATTATATAAAAATTTTCTAAGACACTTTACATTTACATATTTAAGATACGATAAGAGATTTATTACATCTCTTTTTCAAACAGCATTAGAGGAAAATGCTATAACAGGTGTTATAAGAATTGTTAGATTTGATAGTGATAAAAAATATTTAGAAGATGTCATAAAAGTGAAAGAGCCTGTTTTTACAGACTGGATGCTACTAGATAAACTAATAGAATTAGCTGGAATTGTACCACAAATTTTAATGGACTCTAAAATTAATACACATACAGACGCTATTAATGATGCTGTATTGAGTAATAGTATTATTATTTTTCTGAATATGGCTCGTCCAATTGCCAATAATAATGCTATTATTAAGAGAAAGAGATCTAATAATATTAATAATCCCCATACAAAAAGAAGAAATGTGCGGCAAGGTGGAACCAGAAAAAGACATAGAAAATCAAAAACCTTAAAAAAACATCGCTAAGAAACTCTTACAAATGCTTCACTATTCATTAAATTTGAGCTAACTAACTCATTAGGTAACGGCGCTACTTGAATTGTGGATTCTAAATCTTTAGATTTCATCATACCCTTAATAATAAAAAGATCACGGGATTTCACTTTCGGAGTTTTAGTTTTTAACCAGTTTGGAAATACTTTTACATCTTTCCCTTGATTTTTTATTAGCTCAGCATCTCCTGAAGCTGTAAATGTATATTTCACATCAAAATCTTGTTTAGATTTAGGCCAAGTATTGCCTATTTGTCTTTCGTAGACAACAATCGGTTTATTAATATTCTTTTCAAGAATTTTAGCAGTTAGCGGGGTATATCCAAAAAGACTTGTTGAATGAATTGGAACCCAACGTTTAACGCCCGTTTCAGTTTGTTTAACAACCCATCTATTTTTATCTTTTCCGAATTCAATTGTTCCTTCAGGATGTAGAGTCGCAGATACGCTAGGTGATTTATGATCTTTTGCTTTACGAGTCTGAGTGAGCGGCATATTCTAGAATATATGGATATTTTAGATAGACATCTTAGACACATTGGATACAACATTTTATATATTACTATTATAAGCCCATTGTATCAATCCTTGCCTTTGCCTAGGACGACATGACAAATCACCTGGTTTACAATTCGCCTTAATCTGTCCCAAATGACGTCTGAAAGCCCGCCATCTCTTTATTTGAACTTCGTCCATTTCTGGCTCTCGGCGACCCATCCAGTATCGGCAATACCATTGAAACCATCCACGAATATCATTGTTTTTTTCTTTATTTGATAAAATCGGGTATTGCTTGGCGATATTGCCTTCTGGATTTGGAATCCATCCATAATCCTCCCATTCATCAAGATTTAGACGTGATTTGATTTTAAATAAATTTATTTCTGAATTAGCAGCTTCAGGACTAAGTTTACCCTTCTTAATAGCTTTTATAAACCACTCTTTAGGAAATTCTAATAGACAATCGTTCAAATACTTGCCCTCAAATACACCTGCGGAGAGCATTTCAGCAGGAGTTAGTTCAGGTTTAAAGTCTTCTGCCATATTTTTGCCCGGATTCTCAGCTAAAACATATGAATAATCCTGTTCCATTTTGTTATATACTGTAATCTTTGTACCCTTTTTATAATCTTTTAATGAGTTCCCTTTTGTTTCTAATATTTTAAGCATATCATCTACTGTTTTAATCGATAGTACTCTTTTATCTTTGAAGTACATTCACCTACTATTATATGACTAAATATCTGTGAAAAATTTGACTATCATTTTTTATAAATTAATTAATAGCTAGAAAATGAATATCTACGTCCCTCCTAAACCTGCGCCTCCTCCGCCTGATTTTGAGGAATTCTATGAATCCCTCTCCCCTCAGGAGAAGCAACTTCATGAATTAGCAATTCAAAAGCTACAATCATCTTACTTTGTACAATGGACCCATATGTATCGTAAGTGGAAGAAGGCTAAAGATAGTGCGACTGCAACTGTAGTACCTGCTCCACCTAATGGCTGTTTACCTTGTGCCAATCTTCAATCGGCTACATATTATAGTTAATATGATTGCTAAATGAATCATTCTAGCTAGTATATGATTGCTTAGCAATCATTGTAGCCATCCACACTTCTCCAAAGATAAATCATAATCAAGCCCCTTTTCAAGAAAATTTCTCTCATTTGATCGCATTTTCATAAGTGGGGTCTGATATTTTTTATCAATACATGCCAGTGATAACGCCTTATCTGGTTCCCAATCTGTATCATGTAAATATTTAAATGGTCCTTTTTCAGATTCTCTTAAAATAAGTGTATCCTGGGGATATTTATCAACTTCAATTACTTTTAGCGCGGCAACATATGCGGCTAAATAATGCGGATCTCTGAATTTTGAGAAATTAGCACCCATCTTTTTTCTAGCATCCAAGTAGCTCTGAATATCTTTAAAGTCAGCGATTTTGAGAAATTCTTGTTTCCAGAGCTTTATAAAATTACTACCCTTATTTGCGGCAAGAAACCAATTCTCTATTATTGGAACTTTCTCATCAATACGAAATGAACTCATATGATATCCCGCAAACTCTCCATATTTTGGAAACAACCATTCATCAAATGGCTGTTTCACTAATATAGATGCGTCCATCCATATACCTCCATGCTCCTCTAAAACATACAATCTTACTAAATCTGCGAATCTCTGCGGCGAATCATTATAATGAGGATGTGTTCTTATTTCATCTGGAATTGTTACATATCCTTTAATATTCTTCTTTGTTAAGAGGACAATTTCATAATCTGGATTAAATTTCTTCCAAGATTCCATACAGAGCTTTACAACTCTTGGTAGTCCTTTTGATGGATTATCGGGATTCTCCCAATATGTCCATATCTTTCTCGGTACCAAATTATAGTTTTGTTTTTGTCTAAATAATAGGCCAAATACAGATAATATAAATCCAATAATAATAAATAATATTATATTACCCTGTATCATTTTCTTATACTAAGAAATAATTAATTTTGAATAATTTACACTTAGAAAAAAATTGATGCGGGTGGATATCTTATATTTTATAGCAATTATTATCCAGAACTAGAATGAACTTCCAAGCATATACTCTTAAAAACTACCCTGAGTGGGCGTGTCTCCAGGTTAAGGCAATTGAATCTGAAGTACGTTGTCCCGTTCATCTCTGCTTTGTCATTGATACATCCGCCTCTATGGAAGAGGCTAAAAAACTGGAAAATGTTAAAAGGTCTATTCATTTCCTATTGGACTTTCTGGGTCCTGATGATATTATCTCTATTGTAACATTTAGCGAAGTAGCGAAAGTAATTCTTAATAGGGTTGCCGTGACTGCTGCCGAGAAAGAGAATATTCGCGCACGTATTTCAATTATGTGTGTCGAGTCTAATACAAATCTTAGTGCTGGAATTATTCAATCCCGTGAATGTCTACTTAATGATGCTGGTAAATATAAACAGGGTATTCTTCTTCTTACTGATGGGAATGCAAATCTTGGTCTAACTCGGCCTGCTGATATTCTTGAAATTGTTACTAATACTATTGGAAAATTCACGGGAACATCAATCTCATGTGTAGGATATGGCACCGACCATAATGTGGAGCTTCTTCAAAGTATTAGCACTGAGGGGGGCGGCTCCTATTACGTAGTCAATAATCTTGAAGATGTGGCATGTGTCTTTGGTGATATTCTCGGCGGCCTTATCAGTTGCTCGGCGCAACAAATGCGTGTCATTCTGCCTCTTGGTACGGAAGTTAAGAGCCGTTATGCCAGAAATGTTGTGAATGATGCCGTTAATATTGTAATTGGTGATATGCCAGCTGGCATGGAGGCGGTGTTTCTTGCTAAGATTCCTACTGGTACTAATGTAACACTTAGGGGATACGACCTCCATACTCATAGTACTATTGAAATTAGGGCTATTGTTAGCGTAACAGATGATGTTACTCTACACATTAATTCTGAGGCACATTATTTGCGATTTGAAGTTCTGTTGTTACTCGATCAATCTCGTGTACTAATCTCAAGCTTTTCATCGAGTGATAAAATGAGAGAACAAATTACTAAACTTAATATGCTTATTACTAAAATTACTGAATATAGAGTGATGGCACCACATTCACTCTGGGATGTTCTTTTAGAGGAACTTAATAATTGTGTTAAAAGCTTAGTTGATCCTTATAGCAATACGACGGCTACTCCGCATATTCTGTCGCAACATGCGGGATATCTTGGACGTATGCGCGGGCTTCCTGCTTCTACTCAAACATCTGTGGATTCACCGCATTTAGTGCGTGGATTTTCAAACAGCGTTCAGCGTCAAATTAGTGCTGGGCTGGCTTCACAAGTCACGCCTGTTTCTCCTATTACTCCTGCTATTTCTCCTCTCCTTTCTAGTATGCCTATTAATGACATCAATATTGAAAATATAGTAATTCCTGGGGCTCAAGCCCCATTTACCCCTCCATCATTGTCACGACAGAATGCTACACCTCTTCGTCGGTCTTAAAGATTTATTGGTTCTTACCCACGAGGGTAGTATGGATAAATCTCAAAGAGATTTATTGGTCTAAGGATAAATTCCAAAGAAATTAATCAGTCTAAAGAAACATAATATATTTTTATTAAATGGCCGCCCCATCTCAAAATAAGCAATTTATGCTAGATAACATTGGATTTGTAGAATGTCTTGAAAAGTTTGGTGATGATCTATCAGTTGTTAATGCTGCACGTGTATCCTTTGATAAGGTTTCATACGAAGTTACCGAGGGTGATAAAAAGCTAATCAACTATCTGGCAAAACACGATCATGTATCGCCTTTCTTTCATCCACAAGCACGGTTTCGTCTTAAGATGCCAATCTTTGTAGCACGTGAATGGTTTCGTCATACTGTGGGATTCGCACGTAATGAAGTGAGCCGCCGCTATGTAGATACTCCTCCTGAATGCTGGGTTCCACAACCAGAGGAAATTAGAGAACGCGATCCTAGGGCTAAACAGGGTTCTAAGAAGACGCCTGTAGAAGCCGCTGAGGATGTACATAGAGTATTCAAACAACATACTGAGGCGGCGCTGAAAACATACAGTGATCTATTGGCAGATGGTGTAGCACCTGAAGTAGCTCGTTCTGTTCTACCTCAAAGTATGTATACTGAATTTGTAGAAACTGCTAGTCTTTTTGGTTATGCACGTCTATGTAATCTTCGTCTAGATCCTTCTGCACAAAAAGAGATTAGAGATTACGCAGAGGCAATTCATAAATTTATGACTGAGGCATTTCCTATTTCTTGGGAGGCATTAAGCCAAAAATTTAGGCATAAGGCGGCATAAAGTCAGATACAACAAATCTGTCAAAATATTTACTAATATGATAAAATTTAAGTGGTTTATCTTTATCTAACTGAAATAAATTCCATAAAGCTTCATCATAATATATTATACCTTTATCATCTGATATGCCATTATTATTAAAAGCGTAATCAATGACAATATTATCAAAATTATTATATGTTATATTATTATCATATAAATTAAAAAAACTAACTAATTGTTCGTTAACTTCGTACTTCATAGTATAATATGATTGCCCGTGACAACCTGTTCTATCCATAACACAGCCAGGCCAAGGGTCATATGCTTCATCTTCTGATATATCGGTGCTCACAGACGTCATTATATTAATTAGTTTTTTTAATTTCTTTATATTACTTTTATATTACTTTTATATTACTTTTATATTACTTTTATATTACTTTTATATTACTATATTTTATTTACTTATGAATCTTTTATACAAAATATATCCAATTAAACCAACACTTACTATTTCCGCTGTCCGCGCCACATTCCACTCCAGATTTGTAACCAACTTATGAGTTTTACTATAACCAGCTGATACATTACAAATATCACACTCCTTTTCTGTTTGGATTTCTGTCTTTACTGCTGAATTAGGCTTTATATTTAGATTTAAACAACACACAACTCTAAAATCATATACATAATTATAAATTGAGGTCCATAAGTCTATATGTCCTTGTATTGGAAAAACATCTTTCAATAGCTTCTTTGCGCCATGTAGTGTCATAACATACGCATGAAAAAGAACAAATGCCCCAACACGTGCAACTTTAGATTCTCCTGGAATTTTTGTAAGTTTATCCCAGGTCCCTCCTAAAAGCCATAGATCCCATTTTGTTGGGTCTTTTAAAAGCGCCGATTCATTAATACATTTATTTATTTTTTCTGTAAAATTGGGTGGAACAATTGCATCATCTTCAAATATTAGACATACTTCTTGATTATTATCGACCATCCATTGCCATATAGCAATATGAGATAGTGCACATCCTACGCCACCCGCACTATCTAACTCTTCGTGAGAACGGCGGGATTTTGATAGTATATTTCGTTTTGCATATAATGACACACGGTCATCATTTTTAATATCAAGTGTTTTTCCATCGACGCCATTAAATTTCTTTAGATCTAATCCGTTAATTCCGGACTGGTCCTGAAATCTACGCCATCGGTCTGGACGCCGCTCCAATGTAATACAATACGATGGTATTGAGTCTATAGACCAAGACATCCTCTTTTTGATCTGCCGAATAAAAATGTGTAAAATTTGACTCTGAATTTGTCATCAAACAATTCAAAGAGTCAAAATGGGTTATATTTCACTTGTGATTGGCTGTATGTTCGCACAGAAAACAACGGAACTATTACGTCGTGTAAGACGCTATAAATCCATTGGTTACAAAGTACTTATTGTAAACTATATTGGTGATACGCGTTATGGTAAAGAATGCATTGCATCACATGATAAAGAAGTAGAGCAAGCCGTTTGTGTTGAAAAACTAGAAGATATTGAGAATTTAGTCCGTTCCGCTCAATATAATGTAATAGCAATTGACGAGGGTCAATTCTTTACAGACTTATATAAATACGTCACTAAATGGGCTGATGAACTATCAGTACATATTGTTATTTCGGGTCTAGATGGTACTAGTGAAAGAACGCCATTTGGTGATATGTTGCGACTAATTCCCCACGCAGAAGAGGTTTTAAGGCTAAGTGCATTTTGCGCTATCTGTCGTGATGGAACAGTCGCAGTGTATTCAAAATATTATGGAGATGCTCCTAAAGATGAGTCAGGTGTGGCAATTGGTGGAATGGAGACGTATAAACCAGTTTGTAGAAAGCACTTTCTTAATTAATAGTATTTAAAACAAATAGTTATATATTTTAATATTGATATGGATCTTGATAGTCTTATTAGTGCATGTTATTCATTACATAATGAAAGACAAGAGGTATTAAAAACTCTTAAAACACCTGAAGAAATTGAAAAATGTAACAAAGATACCCTTAAATTTTTTAGAAATGAAATTGAACCCTATGTATTTAATTATCTTAATCATACATATGGTCGTAAATTAGATGAATTTTGGAGGACACATCAATTTAGTAAAGAGTATAAATATGCTTTTGTAATTATTGAACGTAGAGTTCATCCTAATTGGTGGTTTGTTTTACGAAATATTTTATGGGCCGCTCCCCATTTTTCTTTATATATATTTTGTAGTGATATAAATTATGATTTTATTACAACACTACTTGGTGATAAAGCTGAAAACGTCCATATACATAAATGGTTTAAAGGTATCGCAGATAGAGAAAAAGGATCTATAGAAAGTAATTCTACCTTAAAATTATCTGGATTTTATAAATTGATTAATGCTGAATATATTATTACTGTACAGTTAGATTCATATTTTTTACAAAAAATTCCAGACTGGATCTTTACATCAGCATATTATGGAGCACCGTGGAACTGGTATATTGATATGGCAGGTAATGGAGGAATGTCTATAAGAAATATTAAAAATATGATTGAAATATGTGACAAAAATAAACAATCTGTAGAAAATAATGATGCTGAAGATTGGTATTTTAGTCAAGCTATTATAAAATATAATTATGATCTTCCATCACTTGAATTTAGAATTAATGTATTCCAAGAAAATTTTCCAACGGATACAATTCCTATTGGCATACATCAATTTTGGACATTTATTGACAATTATAAAATATCAGACAGAGAATACTTTACGAAACAGATTACTAAATTAATTACTGTCATTGGGTTATAATATTTTTGTATTGTAGATATGACCAATCGTATATTTGACTCTTCACAACTTACAAAACGAAAGGGTGAAAAGGCTATCGCAGGGTCTTTTTTAACTCGCCTATACCCTCCGAATACTACCACACCACCACAACCTGGATTTGGTCGGGTCCTTGGTGTGTATGATTCTTCAGTCATGAATGCTGTTAAGACAGGACATATGACAGAATTTACACGCTATCCTCTATGTGTCGGCATTAGTCCTGGCTGCCCTTGTCCTGAACTTAATGCTTCTGTTGTTGCAACTCCTTATAGTCCATCTATTCCTGGCACAGTCAGTGGTATAACATTTACAATTGGTTCTATTATTGTATCTTGGGTTGCACCAACAACAGGTGATGGACCTTTTACCTATATAGTGACACCATATCTTAATGGCGTCGCCCAGGCGGCAATTTCTACATCTAATACTACTTATAGATTCACTGGATTAGATGAATGGCAACCTTATACTTTTACAGTATGTGCTATGAACTCTGTAGGCACAGGGCCTATTTTAACATCTAGTTCCTACTTTATCGCACCGCCTGATGGATTATCAGTGGTTATGTCTGGCTCATCAACTCCTGTTGTACCCGAACCATCTCTTAAATATATTATCAATTCTGGACTTGACACTATGCTTAAGTATATTGCTAGTGTTAACTTGGGGCCGACAAGAGGATCTCGTTATATTTATGTTTGGATTACATCGGTAGTTGGTGCCTGGAACTGGGTACAATCTGAATCCAGAATTAGTGGAACTCGCGATAATTGGAACTGGAATGTAAAAGCCAGTTCTCCTCTATCCGATAATGACGCGCTAATCTGGATATGTGCAGTTATTGACTATATTACTCCATTCTTCATTCCTACTGGATATACCTCAATATATAATTGTCCTGCGGATGTTATTAATCGGGTTAAAACCGCAGGTGAGTGGTCCACATGGCAGGCTGCCTGGCAAACCTGGTATGATTATCGTCAAGCCGATAGATATGCCGCAGCATCAACCGCACAACCAACTGCTTCTGCCAACTGGGCCCAAACTATACTTGTAGATGGTACAACTGTTAACAATATCTCGGGTTTTCCACAACCACAACAATGGACGCGTCTGACCGTCCAAGGCAAAAAGCAGAACTATCTCACATATAACTGGGATGAAGTTATTTCTTCGTGTCTAACTGAATTACAGGAACAGAGTATACAGAACTCAGTACAACCATCTACTGGTGCAGCACGTGATTCAGAAATAGATATTGTTAAAGGTTATACAGCTACGCTAACGGATCAACAAAAAATAATTGCGGAATTCTGGGCGGGTGGACCAGGTACCGTTTCTCCACCTCTAATGTTTATCTGGTTATGGAAGGAATATATGCGTATTCTGCCAACTATTACATGTCCTAATATAATATTCTCTTTACAAGATCTTGCTATTCACTTATTTGAGGGTGCACGTGTAACTTGGAGACTAAAGAGCGCATATATGGAAGATCGTCCTATTCAGGAAATTCGTCGCCGCTACACAGGACAATCAGTTGTCTCTTGGAATGGAACAGTTGACGGCGCGCAATGGGTTCCATATCAAGAAGCAAACTTTGTAACACCACCGTTTGCCGATTTCCCTTCGGGTCATAGTCATTTCTCTAAAGCATTTGCGCTTACTATGAATAAGTGGTTTGGAACTAGTATTACTAAGACTAGTACATACTACGATCAGCAAATATTAATTTCTCCGCTTTTTGCAACTAATCAAACTAACTCATATGGAGATTTCATAGTATCGGCGGGCAGTTCATTAGTTCAGGCAGGTATTGTTCCAGCGGCGCCTATATCACTATCATTTTCAACATGGAATGATATCGCGGATCAAGCAGGTATATCTCGTCTATATGGTGGTATTCACGCCCTAAAGGCACATGCAAGCTCACAACAAACAGCTATTGCTGTGGATGGATTTATTAATTCATCCTGGAATATTCAAACAACCGCTGTATCACCTGTTGTATATTCTCCTTCTGCGCCAGAACCTGTAACTGAACCTGCGCCAGAACCAGCGCCTGCACCAGAACCAGCACCAGCACCAGAACCAGCACCAGAACCAGCAC